GGATACGAAGAAGGCCTAGAAGAACGCGAACATGTTGCCAAAGTTTGGGGGTTAGAAGAGGTTTTAGTCAACAATGACCAATACTGCGCGAAGCTACTCTGGATTACTCCAGGAGTTCAATGTTCACTTCATTACCACGATATCAAAAAGGAAACCTTCGTGGGTCTGGACGGTCATACCAGAGTCGAATACTACGTCGATGGTAAGAGGTTTGATACGATACTACTGGGCTGGCGTCGTGACGCTCTTACACTTCCTCCGAAGACGCCCCATAGATTTTGGAGCATGGGCAGTAATGGTAGTGTTCTGTTGGAAATATCGACCACGCACAGCGATGTAGATGTGACACGAATAGAACCGAGTAGAATTATAGGAGGAGGGGATAAGCTTAATGATTAAATATTTGATAACAGCTCTGGTGAGTCTCGCCGTGGGTTTCTGCCTGGGTAGTTTCTACTACGGTGGCGGGTACCTGGTGGTGTCGTATCTGGCGGGGAAGTTGTAACAACCTACGCACGATGATCGAACTGAACCAATCCACCCTCGACTACCTCGCCAAGTGCTCCGCTCGGGAGCGTGACGCGGTGTACAAGGAGATCGGTCGGTCGGAGTGGGATCGGTGTAGGGATGATATGGTGTATTGGCTAGACGCCTCCCAGCATCTAATCCCATACGTCTACACCCGCGATCCGATGCCGTTGTACGAGTGTAAGCGGTGCATGGACGGGGAGGGTCGGTCGTTTGATAAACTACACACCCACCTGGAAGCTTTCCACGACATCCACGAAGATAACGCGATGCCGTATTTCAATGAGTTACCTACAGATCGGGTGTGGACGTTGTTCCCCTACCACCGCCCAATCATCCTAACCTGGCTCCGGGAGAAGATATTCTTTATCGAGAAGTCTCGGGATATGATGACTACCTGGTTGACCGTAGCAATGTATGCGTGGGATACGTTATTCCACAAGAACCGGGAGAATATCTTTCAAAGTGACGATTCCACGAAAACTGCGGATCTGGTTGAGCGGGCTTATTTCATTTGGGATAATCAACCTTCTTTTCTCAAGTCCATTCATCCAGCTACATACGCTGCGGGACAGACTCGTTCTGGTATCCTGCGCGTTCCTAGTCTCGTCAGTACAATCCTGGGTTTTCCTCAAGGCCCTGACCAGATACGACAGTATCATCCCTCCGGGATTTTCGTGGACGAAGCTGCTTTTCAAACCGAAGCTGCGGCAGCATTTATGGCCGTTAAGCCTGCTATTCAAGCAGGAGGACGGTACACCGCGGTAAGCTCTGCGAACCCTGGATGGTTCATGCAGGCGTGCAGGGATATAACAACCTAATGGAATATCAAATTGGGGATACAATCGTAGTAGCGATTCCAAGACCATTTAAGCCAATTAATCCAAATCCAATTCTAGGATATGATCCTGAATGGCCTGATGTCGAGTGGTATGATTACAAACGAATCTTGATCACTCCGGAACTTGTAGCACAGTATGGGTTTGATGAAACTAACTAGACTCCCCTCCCGTATCCAAAACTACTACATCGCCCGAGAACGGCAGGATGAGGAACTACCATGGGTCCGTCCGGGGGATTTTGCTACACTGGCTTTGCCCCGTCCGGTGGTGGTAGTAAACGGGGCATTCGACCTACTCCACGCAGGGCACATGAAGGTGATCTTCGCGGCACGTAAGCGGGCTGGTACGGTGATCGTCGCAATGGACAGTGATGAACGTGTAGCTCGTAAGGGAGCTGGACGACCAATACTTCGGTTCCCCGAACGTGCCCGTGCGTTGGAGTTTATGCCGGTGGATTACATCGTGGAGATCGATAATGATAAAGACATGGCAAGACTTCTTACTGTCACCAAGTGTGACCTTCGTGTACAGGGTTTTGAGTATCGTGGGAAGCCTACTAAGTTTCCAACGATCCCGAAGTGCTTCGTCCGGGTCGGGGCGATGAGTACTACCAAGATTGTGGATCGAATTACCCGAGCCTATGTAGTGAATGGTGGCCATGTCAACTGAAGCCACGAAACTCCGTGAGCGGTGGCAACGGGAGGGAATATGGGAGAAGTATTTTGGAACCGGTGAAAAGACTATCCTCGATATCGGTAGTGGGCCTGACCCAATTACCCCCGATGCCCGAGGTTGGGATATCGTTAACGGCGATGGAGATGGACAGAAACTTACGGGAATGGATAACGACTATTATGATGTCGTCTTCTCCTCCCATTTCATTGAGCATCTCCCCGATCCCCTTGAAGGACTACTTAATCAATGGAGAGTTCTTAAACCAGGAGGATACCTCATCTTTCAGTTACCCGACGAGGACCTCTACGAACAAGGCATCTGGCCCTCGAACTACAACGACGATCACAAACATACTTGGACGATTTCGAAAGCGGTTACGTGGTCTCCGGCCAGCCGGAACATCGTAGACTACCTAAAGTTCCTCCCGAACCATAAGGTAATCTCGATGAGGATCATCGATACTGGGTATGACTACAACCGCATCGAGATCATCGACCAGTCAAACGTACCGGGTGTGGAGATCGCCGTGGAGGTGATCATCCTCAAACAGGCTGCGATCCTTACCCACCAATGTAACTTGAAGCATAAGTTTCTCTGTGAACGCTGCGGTCACATGGAGTTCGTCTGCCGAGGACAGAAGGAAGATGGTGGTTACGACATCTACTGCAAGTTTTGTGGAAGGATGGGGATCTTTAAAATTCATGCCAACACCTGAGACATGGTTGGGCCGGGAGGGTGGGCCTCTGCCGAAAGTATTCGAGGAGTCCGACTACCCAAACCACCACATAGCAATCATTCGTTGTCTGGCTTGTGATACTCTTTGGGAGGCAGTCTACCCGAAGGATACAAACCCCCGGAAGATACAGTGCCATCGCTGTGGGGTAAAGGATTCTGAGGTGGTGAAGTACGGGAAGTTCATCTATAAACAATAATGCCTGAACTCATCCACCAATCCGAAGGCCTCAAGATTGTCCGTAACGACATTAACAAATTCATCGTTGCGACTCTACACTATACAGCCGATCCGAAGAAACGTACGTCCGCTTGGAAGGCCGAAGCTTCCGCGGGGTTGGCCCCGGCTAGGTGGGCTAAGGAGTATGAGATTGACTACGTGGCCCTCTACGGCCAACGGGTATTCCCAGAGATCGCTCTGGGACGGGACCGAATCGTAATCGCTCCACCGTATCCGGAGTTCTCGGCGTTGCAGCCGTTCTGGGCCGGGTTCGACTTCGGCCAGAGGAATCCATCAGCGTTCGTGGTGTATACGATCTCCGAAGGGGTTACCACCGCAATTTGGGAGCACTACGCCCCGTGTCGGAATATCAACGACCTTGCAGCGAGGATACATTCGTGTCCGTACTACTCACAGATCAAGTACATCGCCTGCGACCCTACCATTGTAAATCGCAAGACTCAGATCAACCGCTACGGTACCATGGTTACCATCGGGGAGATGCTCGGTGAGGTTGGGGTAAAGAAGCTCGTCCCTGGGGTAACCGACGAAGCTGCATGGATCGAGCTGATGCGAAAGCATTGGAAAGATTCTCAGGACCCAACGTTCCGGATCTGGGCATGTTGCCCTAATCTAATCAAAGAGTTTGAGAACGCTGTATTTCAAGAGCAATCTGATCGGGATATGCTCACACAGACATATACGGAAGGTATGGAAGATGTTCAGAATCATGCCTTGGATGCGACGAAATATTTCATGTTAAGTCGCCCAAAATCAATAGGTTACAAAGGATTATCAAAACAACCAATGGCTAGATGGTGGTTAAAATAATGGCCGGTACACCAGAACAAATTAAGGCCCAACAGAAACGTTATAGAGAACGGTATAAGAAAGAACTAAAAGCTAAACGAAGTACTCCTGAACATTATGAAAAGACTCGAACCTGGGCTAAAGCTCGCTATAATCGGATGCCTCCTGACGCAAAATATGGTCGCCATCTTAAACAGAACTATGGAATAACTATAGAGGACTATGACCAGATGTATGCAGAGCAAGATGGAAAATGTGCTATTTGTTCTGAGCCTCGATCCTCTCGGGGTAAAACTTGTCTTCATGTAGATCATGATCATGATACAGGTAAGGTTCGGGCTTTACTTTGTATTCAATGTAATGTAGGAATTGGTATGCTCAAAACTGATCCGCAGATCTTAGAATTAGCACGTAACTACTTGATAGAACACAGTGTGCTAGAATAAAGTATGGTCAATCTCGCTGTCGATCAACAGTACGTAGCGTCTATTGCTACACAGTTTGCTACACTTAACGCGCAGGCCTATGCGAACTATCAGAACGTCTACCAGGATTACCTGATTGCTCAGCAATCTGCGGGTCCAGGTGCGGCTCCTCCGATAGCTCCGGTTCCTCCACAGCTTGTAGTCCTGAACACCACAGTAGCCCTAGCATTGGTAATGTCTATGGATAGTGCTTGGGGTACGTTGGCTTTCAATGCTCAACCTCCGGTACTTGACCTAGCCTCTGCAATCAGTTACGTGCAGGCTCCAGCGGTACGGCCACAACCTCCTATAGTTCCTCCGCCTGCGGCCGATCCGGTAGGTTCCGCTGCTGGTGCGAATACCGCTACGGGGAACGCGATGTATCTTACTGTAACGGGGGATACCTCCCCGGCAGGTAACGTGTTCTCGGATACCCGAGGAACGTTCGTGAAGGTTGGCTCACCCAGCCCGATGGGTATGGAATACTTCTGGGAGAAGGTAGCATGAAGGGTATAAACCCAGCACAGTTTATCAAACGCTTCGGTGGCCAGCATGGTAAGGCAGCCGGACAGAAGTACGGCATGCAACCCCACGGTCGTGGGGCGATGCCTCCGCCGAGACCTAGTGGAGACAACAGTACCGCACCGACGATGAACACCTTTGGGTTGAACAGCTCCGGTCGGCCCTCTGATGCCTCCGCACCGACTCCGAACACCGACGCACAGAATTTAGGATAATGACTCGACAACAAAGATACTCCCGAGCACTGGCGGATTTCATCATCAATGTTCTTATGCAGTATCCTGATTGGCAACGCATTCCTCCTGAATATGTTGGACAGTTAGTGTGGATGACAATCCCGAGATGAAATTATCAGAGACCCAGTCGATCCAGGTAACTCCGCTCGCCTACCGAGAACCATCCCGACCCGGCCCCCGTCCGAAAACGGAGATCAATAAGTTTAACTTAAAGGACCTCTATGGCCGCAGGCTCACCAGCCCCACCGGGACAGGCACAGGGACAACAACCTAGTATTCTTCCGGGTCTACTCCAACAGTTATTCCAACACGTGCAGGGTGGTGGTGCGCCGGGTACCCAACCAGGTTCCCCGATGCAGCCTCCGCCTCCAGCACCTCCACCGGACCCACAGTATCTAAAGGGTCGCCAGGATCAACTACAGGAACTTATCCAAGCTGCTGGTGCGAAGAAGCTCGGGATGAAGCAACCGCCCCCAGCCCCACCGCCCCCACCCGTAGGCCAAGGTGGTGCCCCGGCTCCAGGACCGTCGCCTCTCGCGGCGTTGTTTCAACATGTTATGGGACATCTTGGGAAGGGAAGTAAGAAGTAATGGGTGATCAACTGAAGAACCTTTGGCAATGGATAGCAGGACAGGGTGCAGCGAAGCAGGCCGCGCAGGGACCAGGTGGAAGTTCACCCGTGGCAGGGAATGGTGCGGTACCTCAGTCGATCCAACCTCAGAATACCGGTTCGTCTATTATGAACTCTATAGGAACCCACCTGATGCCGGATCAGTTCAACCAGAACCCCCAGCAACTCCAGGGTGTCGTGGACAAGCAGATGGCGTACCTACAAGGTCTCCATCACGGTGCCGCGGCAGCTCAGCAGGCTAAGAAGGTTCCCGCCCCGGCGAAGAAAACCCCACAGGCTCAGATCGATCCGTCCGCACCGATTCATGATATATTTCATGGGTTGATTAGTAACCTACAATAACATGTCCTATACGGCAAGTTTTTTCGAATCCGCCCCCGCTGAGTTCGTCTCCGACCAGGAACAGTCCTCCGCACAGAAGTTTGAAGATACCGAACCTCAGCGGCAGAAACGTTCGTACGATGAGAAGGTTCGGCAGTATGTAATCTCTTGGCGCAACCAGCTTCGGATGTACCGGTTTGAGAAGCTATCCGTCTGGAACGAGTGCTGGCAGATCTATCGATGCCAGGAAGATTGGTCGGATAAGGAAGACTGGCAGTCGAAGATTGCGTTACCAAAGTCGTTCTCATCGGTGAAGCAGGCCACGAATGTAATCAAACGGTTCCTCTCCGCGTCGAAGAAGCCGTTCAATCTGGAGTCCGAGAACCCCAACGACCTGGTAGCTGTACGTCGTTCCGAACAGATGACCCATCTTGCTGAGGTCATGCTAGAGAAGGCTCGGTTTCTAGACGAGTTCTCTGAAGCCCTCGAATGTGGCTTCATCATGGGCGCGGGGATTGTAAAGCTCTGGTGGGGGCTGGTACCACGGATCGTCACCAAGGTACAAACCTCCATGGTTCCCATGCCGGACTATGGTGTCCCTCCGGGAATAGGTGGTCCGCCTCCGGGTAGCCCAGGACCTGGAGCACCACAGCTATCTCAAAACCCCACCGATGTTCACGGGGAAACCCAACCAGTACCTACTGCACACATACCCCCGGCTGCGGGACCGGTAGGTCAACCGGCTCCGGCTGCTGGTGGTGGTGGTATGGGTAACGAACCCCCCGAGCAACAACCACTAGGTGGTGCGGTGGAAGCCCCGGCGTCGAATCGTACTACCCAACCTATCGGCCAGCTACCGAAAGCTCTCCAACAGCAGGACGCTCGAATCTTCCCGACGGGTCTCCCGAACGAAGCTATTAACCCAATGAACCTTCCTGCGGCTGGCGCAGGTGGGGCACCTGGCGGGGCCATGGGCAACCAATTCGGTCCCCCGTCCTTCCCACAGATGCAGCAGCGTAAGCAGATCGTCCGCGAGGAGATCCTTGAAGGTAAACTGTTCCTACGCGCTGTGGACCCGTACAACTTCTACTGGCTACCTGGTTCCAAGATGAACCAATGGGCCGGTACCATCGAGGAGATTGAAGTACCAAAATGGGAACTCCTAAAGATGGCACAGGAAGGGATCTTCGACATCGAGCTAGTTCGATCTATCCAACCGATGAAGATCGAAGAGCAGACGAAGCAATCGTGGCTGCGCTGGGGCGAGATGCCGAGGACAACCAATGGGCCGACTCCAGACACTGGGGTGGTCAAGTTGACAGAGTTCTACGGCCCGATCGTCATCGATGGGGAAGTAAAGGAAAGCTACGGGCATGTCCTGGTAGCGAATGATACGGTTACGCTTATCTGCGGTAAGAATCAATTCTGGCACCGGAAGGCCCCGTACGTAGGGTTCTCCCCGGTGGCACTGCCGTTCCGTACGGAAGGCGTGGGCCTCGTGGAGATGGTTCGGCAGATCGACAAAGCCATGAACCGGCTTGCCAATATGTCCGTGGATACCATGATGTTCCGGTTGATGCCGTTGTTCGAGGTGGCCCCGGATGCATATGAGAATCCGGAGGACTTTGATACCGGGCTGGCTCCGGGTAAGATATTCCGACGGAACCTACAGTACCCTGGAGCTGAGGGCCTGAAGCCCATCCAGATGAACGACATATCCCAGGGGGCGACGCAGCTCAACTCGGAGCTGAACGTATCCCACCAGGAAGGGAGTTTGATATCACAAATACAACAAGCTATACCACGATATCGTGGTGCTCAGAGTGCAACCGAATCGCAGGCGATGCAGGACAATCAGCAGAGCTTCTTCGGTGCGATGGCTGCGGACATAGAAAGACAGTTCTTGGCTCCGATAGTTATGATGTCGGTGGACTTGATCTACCAGTTCTTAGACACCGCCAACGATCCCCGCGTCGCATCGATCCTCGGAGTCGAAGCGGGTGTTTTAGCTGGGATGACCCGCGAGGAGATCATGGAGTTAGTCCAGGGGGATTACTCGGTACATGTGAGGGGAATCACCGGCCAATTGGAGAAGGCCGAGATGCTCCAGAGTCTCGTGCAGTTCATGAACCTGATCGGACAGAATCCACAAGCATGGCTCCCGTACATCAATCAAAGCAAACTACTACAGCGAATACTGGAGGCTTTCCGTCCGGCAATCCATGACATCGAAGAGATACTCGCTGACCCCGAAACATCCGCCGCACAACAGCAAGCTATGTTCGGGCAGACGATCACCCCCGACCTCCTCCGGCTTATCCCGGATCTCGTCCGACTCAAGCAGCAACAGGGTGATACCCAGTTCGATCAGGCTCAGACCAAGGCTGAACACGGCCTCGCGGTTGATCAACAGGCCCACGACCAGTATCATGACAATATAGATAAAGGTCTCCAGATCGGTCAGCTACAGCTCGACCACAGTGTACATACGGCTGATGCGGTTACCGCTGCTCACCAGGCTGCTACCGCGCGGATCTCTGCGGAGCAACCCCAGTCTGCTGGGGTAACCTCCTCCCCGACTCAATCGGGACAGGGTAACTAACAGAAAGGAATCCCATGCTTGGACTAGGTATCCTAGGAACCATTATCGTCATCCTCGTAATCGTCTGGCTTGCTCGCCGTGTTTGACGTAACGTCATGAGCCGACACGGACATGATAAGATAGTAGACGTACAACACCGGTAGCACCGGTGACTTTAATTAAAGGAAATTAACATGAGTGGTTCTAACCTGAAAGATCCGAAAAACAACGACCTGGCTTCTCCGTTTCCCGCACCGTCGATGGGCAGTACGAAGGATTCTCAAAGCGATAACTTCCGCCCGACTCCTGGTGTTGATGGTCAGGAAGACGGCGACCAATCTACCCCCGAGGCGAAGCGTGCCGGGTATGGTTACTCCTTCGTAAGAGGTGGCGTTGGTTCCCCGTTTGGTGGACATAACATCAGCGACCGGAATCAGTACACAAGCAAGCTCCCCAGAGGCAGCTCTATCTAAGGTTCTATGATTCATCTCATTGTAATCCTCGCAGTGATCGGGTTGCTGTTGTATTTGGTTAACGCTTACATTCCCATGGCAGAACCAATCAAGAAGATCATCAACATCGTCGTAGTTATCGGTGTAGTGATCATGGTACTACAGTTCTTCGGTATCTTCGACATGGGTACGTCCGACTTCCGCTACCACCGGTAATGACAGCACGTAATCCGTTTGTTGACTCAGCTAAAGCAGAAGACGTATCAGATCTCCTCAATCACATTGCGTGGACGGACACTATCCGTCCCGCACTTGATCATGAACGAGACATCTTTACCAAAGCTCTTGTCAGTGCTACCCTCGGGATGCCAACCCAAGTTCAGACTAATCTTGGCGTAGTCGAAATTTCCAAGGAGCAACTTGCGGGTAAGATATACGGGATCGATTACATCTTTGGGTATATTCAAAAAGTTCTTACACAAGGTACCCGAGCAGTCGCTGAACTCCGTAGTAAAGGAATCTCATAGTATGGCACTTGGCTCTCTTATCTCTGTGACTGGTGTTTCCTCGGACCCGCTGGCCGGGTTCACTGCTGCGATGAACTTCCTCTGTACCCCGGCAGGCCAGCTTGTAGCCACCGACCTCCACGCGGTTATCGTGGATATGATTAAGTTCTTCCACCAGAAGCATACGACCACGACTGACTTTGTGGGACCGATTGCTCCCAAGGCAGTACCCGTAGTAGCCCCAGCAGTTAAACCCTAACCCTATCGAAGGATCTCATGCCTGAAACTCTCACCGCTCCCGGCTCTGCCGAACCAGTTGTCGTAGCAACCCCTCCGGTTGTTGCGACCCCCGCCCCCGCTCCTGATGCACCTACGACTATCGAGGGTAACCCCGACGCGGATGCCAAGCGAGCAGAACTTTATAAAAAGTACTACCCGGATACTGCGGCACCTACCTCAGATCCGGTAGCAACAACCACAGCGTCGGCAGCGCAAGCCGATACGACTCCGGTTATCACGGCTCCGGCTGGGGTAGATCCCGCACAGTTTCAGCAAGCGATGGCCGCAATCGCGGAACAGTTTGCGGAGTTGAAGAGGTCTGTCGGGCAACCTACGCAGGCACAGCCCGTGGTGGCCACCGAAGCCGAACCCGGTTGGATCGGGTTGCTTCGTGAAGGAAAAGTAAAGGAAGCAGAGCAGGCTCTGGCTACAACCGTAGCCCAGATGGTTAAAGACCAAACCCAAGGCCCTACCATCGAAGCCGCCGTGGCTCGTGCTCGGGAACTCTCCCAAGCCGAATCCCACATCGAAGGTTTCGTAAAAGACCTCCGTGCCGCCAACCCAGACATCATTGACATGGAACCATTCATCGCCATGGATGCACAGCAACGACTCGCTGCGCTCCAACAGGCAGGAAAGATCAAATCGACCGGGGACGCTGTAGAAGCCTACAAAAGAGCAGTCCTCGATGCTACCGACTCCGCACGTAAAGTCGCTCAGAAGCTCCGTGGCTCTGGCAAAACAGAAGCAATGACACGCTCTCGTGAGGTGTTATCTGCTTCGACGTTGAACCCCCAACAGGTGGATAGTAACCGCCAGCAACAGACTACCGATACGGAACCCGTCGTGGAGACCGTAGCGGACTATCTGGAAAAACGCAAAGGCGTGCAGGCTGGGTTACATAATCCCTATGCGAAGGTGTAAACGTGTTTGAAATCTATCTCAAAGGAAACTAACTCTATATGGCAGGACAAGTATATTCTGTTAGTACCCTTGGTGGGAACTGGTCTCAAGCGTATCTGTCTGAGCGGTTGCGGCATGTCGCGCAGCCGATGTTTCGTTTCCGTCAATTCGTTGACGTGAAAGAAGCAATCGGAAAGCAACGTGGTGACACGTGGTTGTTTGATAAAGCAGGTAACGTGCAGACTCAGGGAACAACGTTGGTGGAAACCAATACGATCCCCGAGACCAACTTCCTGACCAACCAGGGTACTGGACAGATTTTCGAGTACGGAAACAGCATTCCGTTCACTCAGAAGTTGATGAACCTCGCGCAGTTCCAGTTGGAGCCGGTCACCGAGCAGAAGCTCCGGGACGACATGGTGAAGACTTTGGAATCCGCGTGCGGCGCTCAGTATGTAGCGACGGACTTTGTTGCGGTGCAAACCGCCAGCGGGTCGGTCATCTTCACCACGAACGGCACAGCGACCGCTTCGGCTGCGACTAACCTCGTCGGCACGAACGTCCGTGCGATCGTGGATTACATGAAGAAAAAGCTGATTCCGAAATACGACGGACGTAACTACGTCTGCATCGCTTCGGTCGGCGCATTGTCGGGTCTCCATTCGGATACCGCGGCTGGTGGATGGGTGGACGTGAGTAAGTACACGGTCCAGTTCAGCACCAATATTTTTAACGGCGAGATTGGGAATTACTACATGACCCGGTTCGTCGAAGAGACAGGGTATCTGTCTAACACCATCGGATCGAGCACGGCCTACGGGCAGGCGATCTTCTTCGGTAGTGACATCGTTTATGAAGCTGTCGCTGTGCCGGAAGAGATCCGTGTGAAAATTCCGACTGACTTCGGACGTGACCAAGGGCTGGCCTGGTATGCGTTGCTTGGCTTCAAGATTGTTTGGAGTTATTCAACGGATAGCGAACAGCATCTTGTGTACGTTACGAGTGCGTAAAGGAGACGACCATGGGATATTCTGACCAGAAATACTATGACCGCACTCTTGAAGTGTATCCCGGTATCATCTTTGGTACCGCGACCGCTTCGGGGACCAACACGTTGGCAGCCCCCGCTTCACCGTTGATTCCGGTGTATATTCGCAAGACCAAGTTGACCGGCTTCTCGATCCTCCCGACCACTGCGGCTGCGGCTGCGGTTACGGCGGGTACGTTCGTGATTCTGAATGGTACCGCTACTGCTGGCCAGTGCTCCATCGTGGGCGCTGCTGGTACGGCGATTGTGGGAACCATTACCGCGGCTAACGCTACGGTCGGTACACAAACAGGGTTCACTTACGAGTTGATCCTGAGCACGTCTACCGCTTCCGGTGGTGCCACCGGTACGTTCTGTCTCCAACTTGAGGCGAACGAACAGTACAACGCAGCAGTGTAGATATGACTCTATACGGAGGCTTGGGTGCTGGGTTCCTCCTAGTCTCCACCCTCCGTATATTTATTTTATGGCGCATGCAACGTCGGGTAACCCAGGCGTTAACGCTATTGGCTTTGATCTATAAACATTTGAAAGGAACAAAATAATGGCGTTACTAGGCGTAAGTGATCTTCCCGGAGTCTATGCGGCAGCGTCCGCGGCTGGTGTGGAAGTAGTGAATATGGGGTTGTACACGGCGGATGGAAATGTAAGTCTTCCTCCGGCACAGTTTGTGAATAGCAAAGGTCCCAACGGCGAGGATGTGCAGAACGCCCAGGGGTTTGCTTTTGTCGCGGATCAGGATCCGACTGGCAAGACGAACGTAAAGTTTCAGGTGAAGACTATTAACCATACGTTTGATTCTGCGGTATCGGATTATCTCGATCCTTCGCAGTTCGCATCGTATGCGGCTACCGGTAAGCCGGTGGGTATTCTTGCCTCCGGGGCAGCTACGGTTGGTACAGAGAAGCTGACCGGGACGAGCACGTTCAACGAAGCACAGCACACCACGCAGGCAACTCGTGTGCAGGGAGCTTCGCGTCCGAGTGATTTTGGTAACTTGCATCCTGAGTTTGGAAAGACTCAGGTCAGTACCGCTACTGTTACATCTACTCAGAAAGTCTAACGATAGGGGAGGGAAACCTCCCCTTACTTTACAAAGGAAAACATATGTCTAAAGCAACCGGAGCGGCAGTAGCCGAACCCGAAGTAGAACAATCCGAACCAAAGAAAGAACTGTACACGAACTGGGATTCGTTTAACAAAGCGAAGATCGGGGTGTCCAGCATCCTCTGTTCGATCATCCCAGGTCACGACAGCATGGAAGCTTGCAAGACCCGTATCGTCCCCACTGCGGAGAACGTGGTGAAGCATATCGAACACGGTGGTGGGTTTGAGTTTACGATTAACCAATCGGATAAACCATGGCCAGGGTGGAAAGAACTGGCGAAGGCGGGGGTCGA